TGTGTGATGGGGGGATACGGAAATTATCAGATTGTTGGATATCAGCACCTTGAAAAGTTACAGGAGGTTTTAAATGATATCATGCTCCGTAGACTTAAGGATGACGTACTTGACTTACCCGAGAAGACATTTATTAATGAATATGTTGAAATGACTCCTAAACAGAATCAGATTTACAAGGAAGTCTATAACAACCTTATGGCAAACTTGGATAAAATTGAAGAATCTAACAATCCTCTTGCTGAAATGATTAGATTGAGACAGGCTACAGGCTATACAGGTATCCTTTCAAGCGAAATCCAAGAGAGTGCTAAACTTGACCGTATGATGGAATTGGTTGAGGACTCTACTCAGAACGGCAAGAAGGTGGTTATTTTCTCTAATTGGACACAGATTACCGATGAGATAATGAAGAGGCTTTGTGGGGCAAATTACAAGGTTTCAGCCATAACAGGTGAGACCAAAGATGAAGACAGACAGAAGATAGTTGATGATTTTCAGAATAATCCCAAGACACAGGTAATTGTTGGAACGACAGGTGCTATGGGAACAGGTCTTACTCTTTCTTCAGCCACAGTTGAAATATTTGTTGACCATCCATGGACAATGGGTGCATATAATCAAGCCGTTGACAGATGTCATAGAATCGGGCAGACCAAGAATGTAACTGTATACAATCTTCTTACCAAGAACACCATAGATGAGAAGATTTGGGCAATTATTCAGAAGAAGGGTGCTATGTCAGATAAATTGGTGGATGGTAAGATAATTGATAAGAAAGCATTAGTGGACTATTTGTTAAGTTAAAGGAGGATAAAGTAAATGGCAGACAAACTATTGAATGTGAGCGAGGTATCCATGCTCGTTGGGTCATCTATTCAGACTATATCTATGTGGTATAGGTGGAAAGATTTGCATCCCGACCATGAACTTGCACATCTTATTCCCGAGTACACACGTATAGGAAACAGACGTACAAGATATTGGACAATGGAAGATGTTTGGAAACTTATTGAGTTTAAGAAGAGCATTCCACAGGGACGTAAGGGAGTTATGGGTGATGTAACACAGATGTATGTACACAAGGAGAAGAACAATGCATAAACTTGATGAACTTGTTGCTGAATATGGCAAGAAAGACGCTGATATAAAGACTCTCAAGAAGATTACAGATGCTGAGAAAGAGCAGATAAAAGATTTGCTCGTAGAATCTAATGTGGACTCATGGACTTCGGGTGGCTACACCGTACAGAGAGTTGTTTCTAACAGGGAGACTCTTAATGAGGATAAACTTCTTCCAATACTTAAGGAAGATTGGTCAGCCACTCATGGTAGTATGGAATGCCCTTATATCAGAACAGTTGAATGCATTGATATGAACGCACTTGAGACAGCAATCTATGAGGGAACTATCTCACAGGATGTCCTGTTAAAGATGAACGGATGTAAGGAAACCACGACAGTAGTAGCCCTTAAGTGTAAAAAAGCGAAAACGGAGGAAACTTAAACATGGAAATTTATGAACAGAAAGCAATCACAACAACAATCAGAGCAACTTCAAGAGCATCCGTCAAGATAAAAGACAACTTTTATACCCTTGAATATTGTGAGGAAAGAACAATTCCTAACATTGAGGGAGTTAGCCTTGAATCTGAAAAGGAACTTCTTTGGGATGATGTAAACCGAGAAGTAGACAAGCAAGTTGAGGATATATGGGATGCAGTTATGAAAAAATAAGAGTTGACAGGTATCTTAAGATTTGTTACTATTAATTTTGCCAAAAGGAAATCCGAATAACACCCTCAACCGAGGCTCGTGTTGGAGAGTACTCAAGCATACGTTGGCTGATATGTTACGGATATCAGTTGATGTTCAATCTTATCAGTCAACAATCATAAGGCTTTTTCCAAGGTGACCGTAACTCACTAAAGGAAAAAGCCTTTTGGTATCTAAAGAGGTAAGTTCTTATGATAATCCGAGTTGAAAAGACCAAAAATTATACAGTAATGTCTAATTATCATTTAAGAGAGAAGAACATGTCCCTTAAGGCAAAAGGATTATTATCTTGGATGCTTTCAAACAATGATGATTGGGATTATTCCATTGCAGGTATTGTTAAAAACTGTAAGGAGAATGAGACGGCTATTACATCTACACTTCAAGAGTTGATACAATTTGGATACCTTGAAAGGCATAAACTTATGCCCGAAAGTTTTGTTGATGAAAATGGTAACAGAGTCATTGTCAGAGATAGGATTGAATATGAATATGTGGTGCATGAACAACCTATACAAAATCAAGAGGTAGAAAACCTTGGGGTAGAAAATCCCGTACAAAGAAATACTAACAGAAGAAATACTAAAAAAGAAAATAATACTATACCTAACGGTATAGTAGAACAGCAAAGGCTGTTCTCCCAACCTAAAGATGATTCAGATACTGAAGAACTTACAGACTTTGAAAAGCATATGTTCAGTGATGATGTTAAACAGAAAAGAAAGATAGCACAGGCTGAAGATAAGCCCAAACAGAAAAGAATGTCACTGTGGGATAAATGTGTACAGTATATCAACGAGTATACAGAGGATTCCGAGTTAAGAGATGCACTTACAGAATATCTCAAGATAAGACTATCCATGAAGAATAAGCCTATATTTGCAGGACAGTGGAAAGCCCTGTTAAATAAGTTAGATATCTTTGATGATAAACTTGCCGTTGTTAAACAGAGCCTTGAACTTGGATATGCAAGTTTCTATGAACTTAAGACAGGTTATAGAGGTTCTGTAAGGTACACACCTAATCCTAGTGTGTTTGGTGAAAACGAGCATAATCAATCTATCAAGGTTTCAAAGGCTGAACGAGAGGAAATACTGAAAAATGGAACAAAATTCTGAACGTAGACAAGAATGTTGGTATAAGGATGTATGTCTTGCCGACTCGTCAGAGTGTGGATTATGTATCAAATATTTAGAGATGGAATATTTGATGGAGAGTAGTAATCTACCAAAGGCAAGACAGAAGCCTCAACTTCTATCAGCACCCGAGTGTGATATGGAGCAATATATCAGACTTGCTGAAATCAAGTCAGATATTGTGAACTTTGTGGAACAGGGCAAGAACCTCTACATAGCGAGTTCCATGAGTGGTAATGGTAAAACAAGTTGGGCTATAAAATTATTGCTCAAATATTTTGATGAGGTGTGGGCAGGAAATGGATTTACTGTAAGAGGGCTGTTTATCAGTGTTCCCGAATTTCTGTTGAGAAGCAAGGATTTCAAGAATACAGATGCTGCTTTTGAGCAATTAAAAAAGTATATTCCAAAAGTGGATTTAATTATATGGGATGATATTGCAAGTACTAATATATCAGCATATGATTATTCCCAAATGTTGATGTATATAGACCTACGTATATTACATGAAAAGGCTAATATTTTTACGAGTAATTTTCCAAGTCCCGATGAATTGGGCGAAAAAATCGGTAAAAAATTAGCAAGTAGAATATTTGGGGCAAATACAGAAGTCATCATTTTCAAAGGGGGAGATATGAGATAATGGTTCAGTTACAGATTTTATCCAAAATCCTCGAAACGCACGATAACAAGATAGTCGAAGAAAACTTCCTCACAGAAGATTTTTTCACAGGATATACCAATGAGTTCAATTTTATTCAAGAACATGTCAGACAATATGGAAACGTGCCCGATAAGGCTACGTTTCTTTCTAACTTCCCCGAAATTGAACTTGTTGAGGTAACCGAGACAGACAAATATCTTGTTGATACTATCAGAGAGGAATATCTGTATCAGCAATCTGTTCCTGTTTTACAAAAGATGGCTGAAATACTTAAGACAGATAGTAATGCTGCAGCCGAGTATATGGCATCCCATATGGCTCAATTACAGCCTAATTATGGTATCAAGGGAACAGATATCATCTCACAGGCTAAAAAGCGTTTGGAGAGGTTTAAAGACCGTAAGGCTAATCCTAAAAAATGGTGTTTTGAGAGTGGTTTTCCCGAACTTGATGACATTACAGGGGGTATTCAAAGAGAAGAGGAATACTTTGTAATTTATGCAAGAACAAGTATGGGCAAATCATGGATTGCTGAGAAGATTGCTACTCATATTTGGGGGTTGGGCTACACACCAGGATATTTTTCACCCGAAATGTCTGATAATAGTATCGGATTCAGATTTGATACATTGATTAGTCATTATAGCAATAAAGACCTTGCAAGAGGTGGTAAGGATGTTGATGAGTCCGAGTATGAGAAATATATAGAAGACCTTGCACAGAGACCTAATCATTTCTATGTAACCACATTAAAGGAGTTTGGTGGTTCACTTACTGTATCCAAGGTTAAGAATTGGATACTTCAGCAAAAACTTGATGTTGTGGTCATTGATGGTCTTACTTACATGTCAGATGAGAGGGGAAAGAAGAACGATAATAAATCCACAGCCCTCACCAATATAAGTGAAGACCTCATGTCCCTTTCAGTAGAGATGCAAGTACCCATTATTGCTGTTGTACAGGCTAATAGAACAGGTGTGGTAGCAACGGATAGTGATGACACTCCCGAACTTGATACCATTCGAGATTCGGATGGAATATCACATAATGCGTCTACAGTTCTTGCCATACAGCAGAAAAAGAATAACATTGTAATGCTTTGTCTAAAGAAGCATAGGAATG